AGGCATGGAGCTACAGGTATATAAGGCCGAGATCGATCCTGCCATCACTTCCGACCTGGAAGTAAATTTCATTGGGCTGGTAGACCGGCCGGCCATTGAAAAGAATTTTCAAACCTTCAAGGCGCAAGAGACCAAGGCCAAATTTACCCTCAACGAAGAGCGCCGGATTATCTCTGGTCCGGCTATGATCGCCGACATGCCGATCTACCGCAAGGACGATCAACTGGGAGAATATTATGTCGTTTTCGACAAACCTTCCATCCAAACCATCGTCGAGAAGTTTAGCGCGAAGGGGTTCATGCAAAAGTTCAACCTCTTCCACGACGATCAGCAGCAAGTATCCGACGTAACCATTTTTAATTCTTTCATCACAGATGCCGGGCTGGGCATTGCCTCGCCCACGGGCTTCGAAGATGCGCCAGAGGGCTCCTGGTTTATTTCCGCCAAAGTAAATAATGATGCAGTATGGGAAAAGGTGAAAGCGGGCGCCGTAAAGGGTTTCAGCGTGGAAGGGCTTTTTGCCTACATGCCCACCACTAAGGTAAAAATGTCCGCAGAGCAGCTGCTGCAAAAGATAGCGAAAATTATAAGTGAAACAGAAATCGAGAACTAATATATACAGGTATGAGCAAAGCTAAAGAGATTCTTGAAAAGATACGCGCGATTTTCGACGGGATGCCTCCCGCACCACCGGCGCCACCCGCTCCGCCGCTACCCCCACCCGGGGTTGATTATACGCTGAATGATGGGACTAAAATCACCATCCAGCAAAAAGGCGACGTGCCCGCAGTTGGCGATATCTGTACCATCAATGGAGCGCCTGCCGCCGGGATGTATGTGCTGGCCGACAATTCAACACTCACCACCGATGCGACTGGAGCCATTACAGCCATCACGCCCGGGACGCCTGTAACGGTTGACCCGAACGATATGGGCAAAAATACACCGCCAGCGCCACCTGCCCCCGTCGTCCCTCCGGCAAAATTCGAAATGACCCCGGAAGGAGCGAAAGCCTACCTGGACGCTTTCGATACCGGTACTCCGGAAGATCAGATCACCAACCTGAAAATAGTATGCAAGGCCCTCATGGAATATTGCTTCGGCTGGCAGATCCGCGATGCGGAACGAAAGGCTGTTGAGACGCAAGCCATCGAAGTGTATAAAACGGGCCTGGCAGCAGCGGAAACAAAGCTGGTCGCGCAGGAAGCCACGATCAAAAAGCAGGAAGAAAAACTGCAAGGTCTCTTCTCGCTTACTGAAGAGTTGGCCGCTCTCCCGACCGCTGATCCTAAAACCCAGACCGGCCCGAAGAGGGAAAAGTTCGAGAAGGCTGAAAAGGCTGAGGAAAAGTTCAAAAAAATAAACGCCGCTCTGCAAAAAGCAAAGCAGGACGCATAGTGCTCTGAAACCACAATAAAGAAAAATTTTAAAACCGTCATACCATGGCTTTCGATGTAAGCGCCTTAACCAATTATGTGATCGAGAACACCGACGTCCTCGTCACTAAATCCATCTTCGGGTCCCGCACCTCCGACCTTCTCCGCTCGGAAGGGACGGTGATGACGGGCATCAAATTCGCCGAACAGATCAATGAGCTGGATACCGATGCCATCTTCCAGGATGGTAGCGGCTGTACCCGCACCTCTTCGGGTACGACCCGGATCACGCAGCGTAAACTCACGGTGGGCAATATCGCCATCGTGGAGGACATCTGCGTGAAGGACCTTCGGTCCAAATACCTGAGCAAGGTGCTGGCCAAGGGTAGCCAGGAAAACGACATTCCTTTCGAGCAGGAATATACCGACCTCAAAACAAAGACGGTCGCCAAGCAATTGGAGATCGCCATTTGGCAGGGCGACACCTCCAGCGGTAACGCCAACCTGAGCCGGTTCGACGGCTTTATCAAGCTGCTGGATACCGCTGCTGCCTCCGCGAACGGCAACCCGACCGGTATCACTACCGGAACCGGCATCACTGCCTCTAACGTCGTAGGGATTGTAAACGGCATCATCGCCGCCCTGCCAGCTGATGTGCTGGGCCAGGAGGATGTGCGGATATTCTGCGGCTGGGACATCTTCATGCTGTATGTCCAGGCATACACCGCGCTGAACCTCTTCGCCTTCGCGCCTTCCGGCTCTGAGACGAAAGCAGCTGCCGGCGAGATCGTCATCCCGGGCACGTACTACAAACTCACCGCTGTTCACGGACTGGACGCTACTAAGCGTTTGTTCGCTGCCCGCATGAGTAACCTGTACGGCGGAACCGACCTGCAGAATGAGGAAGAGAACTTTGACCTGCTGCCCGATCAATTCAAAGACTATCTCCGTTTCAAAGCCGCCTTTAAGTACGGCGTACAGGTGGCCTTCCCCAACGAGGTAGTGAGCTTCAAACTTGTTTAATCATAGGGCGGCCGCAAACCGCCCTTAACCATATTTTCTATGTCAAATTGCGCACTTACCCAGGATTATAATATCGGCTGCGACGTAGGTACGGGCGGCGTGAAGGAATGCTACTTCATTGAATTAGACAACATATCGTCATTGACAGAAAGCAGCGGCACGATCACGACCATCACCAAAGCGACCGGAAAGGTATTCCGTAAATACCAGCTAGTCCAGGAAACGGCTCTGTTCGATGAAACGATTGCCGGCAACATCCAGAACGGCACCATCTCCTATGCGCAGAAAGGAACCATTGTCCTGAACAAACAGCAGGTAGCCGTCCGCAATGAGATCATGTTGTTGGCTAAAAATCGCTTGGTCGCCATCGCTGCGGACAATAACGGCACCTACCGGCTATTCGGGAGAGTCTTCGGCATGCGCCTTTTGGATGGTACGGCATCTTCTGGCACCACCTGGGAGGACCGGAATGGGTATTCACTGAACCTCACGGGAAAGGAAACGGAGTTGGCACCATTCGTAGACCCCACCATTATATCTACCCTGCAGACGCCGGGAGCATAACATCCGAAATATCATATTGAATGACCCGGCCATGCTGCCGGGTTTTCTTTTGAAACAAAATCGGGGTTTCTATATATACAGGTATATGCTGGAATTCAGGCAGAACGAAACGGCCGTTGCTATTATCCTGACGCTGACAGAGCTCGTAACCCTGGCAGCGCCCAATTTTCTCTTTGTATTCACGCACGTCACCACAAAGGATCAGGTGGCTTTCGTCAAGCTCGATAGCGATGATGAAAGCGAATATCCTGAGCGGTACAACCAGTTCACTATCGATCCAGCCGTTCTATTCGCGGGTAAGAATACCGGCGAATGGCATTACGTGGTCTACGAACAAGCCAGCGATACGAATATCGATCCCGCCCTGGCAACCAACCCCGTAGAATATGGCAAGCTGATGCTTGACCGGACTACGGATTTCAGCTACCAGATGTACGATTCTCCCACCCAATACAAAGCATATAATGGCTGAGGCGACAACCATACCCATAACCGCACAGGTAAAGGATCAGGAGGATTCGACCCCCGCTATTGTGGTGCTGAAGTTCGCCGACAGCGCCATCCCTATTTTCAAGGAGACTCGAAACAAGGACTATATAAAATACGGATTGGATAATGCCTACCCGGATTACCTGACCTATTTATTCGACAAATCCAGCAAGCACGGCGCCATTGTGGGCGGTAAGGCTATCTATATCTATGGAAAGGGGTTTGAGAACGGCAATTTTGTCGTCAACCGCAATGGTGAATCACTCAATGATATCTCCAAAAAGGCCATTCTCGATACCCGGATGTATGGCGGGTTCTACTTCGAAATTATCTATAATCGGATTGGGAAGGTCTGCGAAGTGTACCATGTAGATTTTAACACGATCCGCGCCGGCAAGAGCGGCGGGTATTATTGGAAGGAGAATTGGACAATCAAGGGGGTAGATGGGCGGATTATCGAGAATACCAAAGAAGAAGAGCAATTTATGGCCGCTTTCGATCCTAAAGAACCCTACGGCTCCCAAATATATGCGTACAAGGAATACCGGCCCGGCACAAAGTACTACCCATTGCCGGATTATATTCCCTGTAACAACTATGTAGAAACGGATATTGAGATCAGCAAGTTTTATCTCTCCTCCATCCGTAACGGCATGATGCCTTCCAAGATGCTGCAGTTCTTTATGGGAGATCCGGGAGAGGAAAAGAAAAAGGCGCTGGAGAAAAGTTTTACCAAAAAGTTCGCCGGCGCCGAGAATGCGGGCAAGTTCGTTCTGGTGTTCAATGCGGGCGGTAAAGACAAGTCCATCGACATCCAGGACCTGTCCGGTTCAGAGCTGGACAAAATGTTCGTCGAGCTGAATAAGACGGTCCAGCAGGAGATATTCAGCGGTCACCAGGTCACCAGCCCCATGCTATTCGGTATAAAGACCGAGGGCCAGCTGGGGGGCAACACGGAGCTACAACTGGCTTATAATATCTTCCGCAGCACCTACGTCGATAGCAAAGCAGATGCCTACGACAAAGAAGTTACCTGTTTACTGGCCTATTCGGTATGGCCGGGGCAGTATACCCTGCAGCCGACCGATCCGGTAGGCGTACAGTTCGATATAAAGGATGTGGTGAATGCCTTGCCCAAAGCCTGGGTATTTGAAAAAATGGGCGTGCCGCCAAATATGTGGATGCTGCCCAATATCGGCTCCGACAACAAGCCAACCGACCCTAGCGTGCCTGCCCCTGCCGCGCATGCGCCCGTCGTTCCACAGGAACAGGCGGCAGTAAATGACGCCATCCGAAATCTTTCCGCTAAACAGCACCAGCAGGTAATGCGGATCATGCGCCAACACGCTAAAGGGCAGTTGAATGATGCGCAGGCGAAAGCCCTGCTCCGCACAGGTTACGGGCTGGGTGAGGATGACATAAATGAGATATTGGGCATTCAGGCAATGGCCGCCATGGCATTTGAAGACATGACCGAAGAGGAAAAGATCGATGCCGTGGTAGGATTATTTGACGCCTGCGGAGATGCCCGGGATGACTTCGATATCATCAAAACCAAAAAAGTCGTGTTCTCGTCGGACAGGGACAATCTGGAAGCGGACGAGACCGCTTTCATGGAAGATGCCTTCAAAACCTATGATATAACGGCTACCGAGAACAGAATACTGGAGCTCATCAAAAAGGATAAGCGGATCACGCCAGAGGTGATTGCTAAAACTATTGGGCAGACCACGGCCTATGTAGAAAATAAAATAGCCAGCTTGGAAAAGCGCGGCTATCTGGAATCTTCCACCTCCCTGGATGGCGCGGATGAAATTACCGAGCTCACCGTCCCCGATACCGTGGATATTACGGCTCCGCCGCCCACCACCAAGATACCTCCGACACAGATCTATGTAAAATATAGCTATGAGGTAAAGCCGGGCATTGGACCCCCCATCATTGAAAATACGCGTCCTTTCTGCATTAGAATGCTTGGACTTAGACGATTATATTCCAGAGCCGATATTGAAAAGATTTCCGCCCGCCTTGGGTATAGCGTATTTGACCGAAAGGGGGGTTGGTGGGGGAAAAATCCGGAGTGTCGACACCGCTGGGTTAGTCATGTCGTCGTAAAAAAAGGAGGTGACTCATGAGCGAAAATATCCTTCTCATCTCTGATCAGATCATAAAGGAAAGGACTGCCATTCACGGTAATATTGATCCGAAGCTATTGTATTCGGATATCAAGGTGGCGCAGGATATGTACATCGTCCCCATCCTTGGAACCGCCTTGTTCGTGAAGATTCAGACGCTCATCGGGGATGGAACCATCGCTGATCCGGATAACGCGGACTACAAGCTGCTGCTGGACAAATACATCATCGATGCCCTGATTTTTTATACACTTTCCGATCTCCCCACCTCCATCAGTTACCAGTTTTGGAACAAGGGAGTAGTACGGAAAGTAGGGCAGGATACCGAGCTGCCCAGCATGAGCGATCTGGTGGATCTGTCCAGAAAGTACCTGAACCGTGCAGAGTTCTATGCCAACCGCATGAAATTGTTCCTGCTTGACCAGGCCGGCCGAGAGAAAAAGTATCCGGAGTACATACAGCCCGGCAGCACGGTTGACACGGTTGTTCCCAGCCATAAGCAATTCACCATGCCGATCTATTTGGGGGACATGGACTGTGATCCATGGTGTAATCCGGGCGGGTTCAATGGGCAACCCTATAAACCTTGACCGATGGCAAAGAAAACGAATAAAAAGAACGAAGAAAAACTGAGGCTCTATTTAAGCAAGCAACATGACACTCAATCAGGTACTGCGACGGATAAAAAATGTGGCGCTGGCGCACAAGCAGGTAAGGGATTACCGGCAGGGCCTCGTAACTGACTTCTTTGCCGATAGCACCGCCAAATATCCGGCCGTGTTAGTACAGGATAACGGCGGATCGATCAGTTTGGGCGGAAAGGTCACGACGGTAAACTACCGGCTGTATTTCGTTGACCTGGTGAATGTGAGCGCGGACGCCAAAGGGAATGTGGATGATGTGCAATCCGATATGATCAGCATAGCGATGGACCTGCTGGCTGTCTTTAACGGGCCGCTATTTACAGACTGGCGTATGGGTTCGGACAGTGCCTTACAACTGTTTGATGAAGGAGAGAACGATCTATACGCGGGATGTTATGTGGATATCGCCATCGGTTTCCCTTTCACCCAGAACACTTGTCAGATACCAATGGATACCATTGCAGGTTCGCCAACAGACACCGACATGAAAGTATATGATCTCACATATAACGCTGTAGCTGCTGAAGGGGCAACCCTGACGATTACCGCTTTGGCAGGCAAAAAGATATTGCTGATAACCCGAGAGAACAATATCATTTACAAGGCCAGCAATGCTCCGTCCTCTTCGGAATTTACCTGGGATGGGACGGCCATCGGGTTGGGTACTGCTGTCGGTGATGATGGCGAACGATTTTTAATCCTCTATAGAAATTACTAAAATGAAGAAAATATTTCTCTTATCGCTGATCATTTTTGGATTCTTCCGCTCCTTCGCGCAGGACGATCCAAGCCGCTATATCTATTATCAAAATGCCTATCAGGCAGTGGACGGATATTGGGCAAAGAAAGCATTGCGTCCGCCTACCGATACTATCTACGGCAAGACAGGATTGGTTATATTATCTGGCGTGCTGTATATCGGAGACGGGACGAAATGGTCGCAGGTGACCGGCGGAGGCGGAGGAACAGATTCGGCTCTTGCGGCATTATATGGCTTGAAGATCGTCGTAGTTGGAACCACGAAATACATCTTTGCGGATACGAGTGCCATTACCAGTCGGTTCAATCGGGACAAACTTAAGGACAGTATATTCAATGTCCTGAATCCGCAGCTGTCCCTCAAAAAAGACAAATCCGACT